ATAGAAATAAAGCCAGCCACCGCTGGGACAACGTGTTCAATTACCCAGCCTGCGATTTTTACCAATACGCCAAGCAGCCTGCCAAGAATCGGTACAACAGTTGCAGTATAAGCAGTAGAAATTTTCACGCCGATTTCAACCAGTTTTTTTACCGCAGGAACAGCATACGTTAAAACCGTTCCAGCCAATGTGCCAAGCGCAGATATCATCTTGCCGAAAGCTGGTGCAATGCTGGTTTGAAACACTTTTCCAACAGTTTCTGCAATTTGCTTAAATGCAGCGAATGCAGGCTGAATCCAGTAAGAAAATGATTCCGCAAGCTGTTTCACCCACCCAATGACATCTTGAATCACAGGCGTGATAAACTGCATGAATTTGCCGCCAAGTTCAACCGCTTTTGCACCGACTTCCTTCAAAAACGGCACAAGATCAGTTTTCGCTTTTTCTGCAAGCTTGCCGAAAAATTCTTTTGCAGATTCCAGCGCCGGGGCAAGTTTTGCCTTGATACTTGAAACAAGATTGTTTACAAAATTCCGGAATTTCTCCGAGTGCCGATACAGCAACACACACGCTGCCACAATTCCGGCAATCACAAGCACAACCGGATTTGCCGCAATAAACTTGCCGACCGATGCAAGCCCGGTTTTAATGGAAGTGCCAAAGTTTACAAACATGGTTTTCACACTGCCAAACAGGGTTTGATAACGTGTCATATCCAGCGGGCCGATAGCGGTATCCACAATATTCTGTGCGCCAAACATACGCGTTGTTGTAACGCGATGGACGGTCTTGCCGAAATCTACAAGAGTTTTGCCTGCGCCAAATATTCCAGCTGCAAAATTCGCAGTTTTAACGCCTGCAAAAACACCTACAAGGATTTTCAGCGCGTTTTTTAACCCTTCACTGTGTTCTTTACACCAGTCAAGCGCCTGCCCAGCCCGTTCCAGTGCGGCTGCAAGACCAGCATCGAGCTTTGCTGCAAATTCATCTGCTTTGCCAGCATCCATCCAGCCATTTAATTTATCTGCCAGCATATCCGCTTTGGTTTGCAGAAAATCAAAAACAGAACCGGCACGCACACCTTCTTTTTCCGATGCACCAAGCATTTGCAGCAATGAACCTTTCACCCGGCTGGAAGTTTCGCCAAGTTTTGCAGTTGCACTATTCCAAAGCGTTTGATTTACCCGCGCCGCAGTAATTGCTTTGTTGTTCTCCCAAAACGCAGCCGCCGCATCGCTGTATGTACCGGTCAAAGTCTGCATAATCAGATTGGCGCGGTCTTCTTGTGTTGCGCAGTCCTGCAAGGCAAGATTAAAATAATCCTCTGCGGACTTTGCACTCTTTACCGCTTTGTTCCATTCTTCATTTGCTTTGGTGCTGGCTTTCAGCTTCACACCAAAAGTTTCGCTTTCTTTGCCTGCCCAGTTGATTGCATCTGCCAACACGCCGGTAATTGTACCCGTCCGGGCAGTTTCGTTGCAGGCTTCTATCAGCCCTTCAATTGGCAGACTGTCACCAAATGTACCGCAAACACCAGCCGCAATATTTGTCCATTTCAACAAATCCTGTTCGTTTGAAGTAAGACTTGCAAGCAATTGACTGGCTTCGGTTGCGGTATCATTATCACCTAAAATTCGGTAAAACTCACTGTATGCAACCCGCGCATTATCCGTGGTCATTCCGACAGATTGAAATGCAGTATTCAGCTTTGCCTGTGAAACACGGTATTCTTCAGTCAGATTATCCAGCGCAAAGAATCCGCCAATGGCAGCGGTTGCAGTTGCCGCGCTGACAGTTGCCAGCTTTTTTGTGACATCTGTAATGCCGCCAAGAAATTTATTCTTCCAGGCAACAACCTGTCGTGTTGCCTGCATCATATCATTATTGATATCCGCGCCAGCTTTTTTGGCATTGCGGGCGGCTTTCAGGATACCACCGGACATATTGTCTTGCAGCCGCAAAACAGCTTGTATCACTTTACCTGCTGCCATGCTTATCCCGTCCTTCCCAAATGGCTTCCAGCACCTTTGCAATGCCTGCAAATACGATATCTACACAATCCCTGTACCACAAATCCCGCGCTGTACGGAGTATCGCACGATCCGTTAAATCCATGCGCCGCACCACATCCGGCGGAATGCCATGCGGCGCATAGAATGCCATCAGGTCAAGCAACGGGTCGTGCGTTATGAGTTTTTTGCGGTTTTGGCAGCACCGTCTGCATCAGGCGTTGTAAGCCCAACCCAATCAAACACTGCGGCTCCAAAGTCGTTGATTTCAGAAATATCCATCAGCCGTAAAACTGTGTCATATGGATCGGTAACGCCAAGGGACTGATGCAGTTCCGGATCTTGCAGTGTCGGGCAGCAATCATAAATCACCGACTTCACAATTTCCATTGCATCTTTAACACCTTTTCCCTCTGCAAGGGCTTCCATGTACTCTAAAATTTCCGTTTGTTTGGGTTTATGAAATGCCAGCTTGCCAATGCCAGGGAAATCAAATTCCTTCACTTCCAAACGGGATTTTTCTTTCTGTTCCGCACGTGCCGCAAACAGTTGCAATAATTTTTTATCCATGGTTAAACCTCCAGTTAAATGGTTTCCAATACTTCAAAATTGCCAAACTTAAAGGCAACTTCCTGCTCTGTGATTGCTTTTTTCTCGAATTTGGTCAGCATCAATTCATCAACCGTAACATCAGTACACGCAATGCGTTCCACCTTGTTTGTCCCAGGCTGTGCCACAGAAGTCACAACCGCAATATCTGGCATAACGCCGCTGCGGAACGCCTCTGCCAAGTCCACCATAACGCTGCTGTCTGTTTTGATCCAGGTCATTGTGCCTTCACCGGAATAGCCGTTGTAAATCCGGTAAGCGGCTGTATCACCACAAACATTGATTTCCTCGAAATCACCGCTGATTTTCAGTTCCGCACTTTGCAGCGTTGCAATATGCCTGCCGTTCCACCAAGCATTGCCGCCGGTACCGCGGATCACATGGTTTACATTAAATCCAGCCATTTTTTATTCACTCCTTACGCCATATTGATTGGTAAAATCAAATCGGTCATACTGCCCAGGATTTTCACGCTGGCAGTCAAATACACTGTCCGTTTGAATGCCATTGCCCGGACTTTATCATCATCCCAGTCGGCTGCTTCGGTTTTGCCGGACGCCATCCATGCTGCCCGCTGGGCTTCCACATCAATGGATGCAGCATTTGCATATGCCGGGTCAAGGATATTTTCCTGTGCAAGCTGCCGGAAATAAGAATTGTTCAGCGCCGCAATAAACAGCATCTGATTATCCCGGCTGTTGCGGTAATTGCCAAGGTATTCCGTGCGGAAGGTTTTCGCGATATCATCCCGCATTAAATCCATGGCTTCCACAGTTTCAATGAATTTCATATCCTCTGTGCGTGTTTTTCCGTCTGTTGTGGTCATGGAGTTAATGCCCTGCCCAATGCGGACATCCCCATCTTCATCGACAAACAAAATAAACTGCCCTTTGCCAAGTGCAGCATCATTGTCCGCGACTTCATCCACGAATTTCAAATTACTGCACAAATAATTGGTACAGCCGCGCACAACATTACAGCGGGCAAAAATTGCGGCAAGGCTTGGCAGATAGACTGTGCCGGGCTGTTTGCCGCGGCTGTCAGTGAATGTTACAAACTCATTCACAAAATTCACCACGTGCATACTATCCGGCGCAACAGCCGCCTGATAAACTACAGCTTTATAACTTTTACTCCGTTTTTCCTGGGACTGCACCCAGCTTGCCAGCGCTGTGGAATCTTCTGCGGTCATGCCCGCAATGGTAATCCAGCCTGTTTTCACTGTGCGTGAAATTTCATCCAACACAGATGATAATGTCCGTGGGGTTTCCGTACCGGCAGCGTCGCTGTCCTCATCACCGGCATAAGTGCTGACATTGCTTTCCGCATCCATCCGGAACACATAGGTTTTGAACGGCGTAAACGCCAGCATATCACTGATTGCCGCAAAATTATCCGCGGTATAGGATTTTTCATCTTCCTGCGCTGCGGTCAAATCGGTGTATTGCCTGCAAGTAAATGTCTTGTCGGTATCATCTTTCACGATAAGAATGGCAATGCCGCGTTCACTGCGGGAAATTAGGGATGTTGCTTTTTGAATGAATGTAATATCAATCTTAGGCATTGTTACTGCCATAATCGGTCACTTCCTTTTTATCAAGTATCAATGTTTCCATGGGTTCGCCGGTTTCGTCCGCGGATGCCGTCCATGCGATTTGGAATTGAAGCACCAGCACACCATTTGACAAATTACAGGAAATATCATCGGTGATTTGCAGCCATGCTTCGCCGCCAACATCAAAACCATCCACCAGCGCGTCAGTCAGCATTTCCGCTGCTTGCCTGCATTCATCACGCGGGCGGTTTTTGTTCTGCGGATAATACCAGATATCTACATCAATATCATATTCCCGCATTCCGGCACAGGCGGGGCTTACCTCAAACGGCAGGATATCAATTTTGACGCTGGGACGGGGGAGCGGTTCAGGCACATCCTGCTGCAGGGCTTTTGCACCCTTTGGCAGCGTGTCCAGGACTAATGCAGTTAGTGCATCTTGAATCTGTTTTATCTGCATATTCCGCGCGCCACCTCATCCAACATATCTTCTACAGCTTCTTCAAATTGAGGGACAAGCGCTTTTAGTGCAGAATCAAATACCCAAGTTGCATCAATATGACCAACTTTGCGTCCAATGCCTTTGCCGGGAATGACACCATGACCATTGCCGCGCCCTTTGCCGGGGTTGACAACCATATCATGTCCTTCCTCCAACAAGTGCGCGTGCGGCGCGTCGGAATAAATACGGGCAGATAATGTGTCCCCATCTTTCCGCCAAACCTTGCCTTGTTTAATGGATTTCTGATAGCTACCGGTTTGCTTTTTGATTCCCTGTGCCCGCGCCCGCGCTCTGGCATCGCGCCGCAATTTACGAATTTGTTTCTTCATCATTGCCTTGCTGCGCTTATTGTAGTTTTTGGCTTCCTCCTCCATATTTTCTATCAGTTGATCCAGTTCACCAAACAGAAAAGACGCTTCCGCCATGGTCAAGCACCGCCTTACAGAAAATTTCCGTCCAGCCTGGACGGTTGTAAATCGGATAAAAATACAACACATCAAGCCGCAAGCCCTCACAAACAAACCACATTTCCGGCGATAAATCAGGGATTGCTTTTGCCCGAATCGTCACCCGGTGGGTCACTTCCACCTGTATGCTTTCGCCCGGAATCGTTCCGGTTTTTCCGCTTACCGGTACAACATTTCCCCATATCGTTCCGGTTTTCTGCGGGATAAAATCGGTTTCTCGACCCTGCGTGGTTTCGCACATTTGATACACATCAATCCGCTGCCGGAGTTTGCCGCATGACATCATTCTATATCACCACCATAAGCCGCACGCAGTTTCAGTTGTGTCAGCATACTGCGCACCAGCGGCGCGGTTGCCGCGTGGACGGCGTCCACATCCCGCCCATCATAGATACGCAATACCATATCATGGGCAATCAAATCATAGGTCGCTGGGGACTGGTCGCGGGTTACACCCGCGCCAGTCAGATAATCGTCAACCGCATGAAGCAGCGATGTAAGTAACCCATCATCTGTATCATAATCCAGCCGCAAATAGGCTTTACAGCTTTCAAGCCGTTCACTGTCTGTCATAGGCTTATGTCGGCAGGGTCAGCAGCCCACAGACTGCCGCCGCACTGTCAAAAGTTTTAGCATCCAAACGCATAATGCCGCGCACTTCGGTGCTGTTTGTCACCCAGGCATTGCCGCCGATATTGGTTGCGGCAATCTCCAGCGCCTTGCGGCGGAACAGTGTTGCATACTGTGTGAAATCACCAATATAAATCGGGGCTTTTGCAGGTGTTGCACTTTCGCCGGTTTTCGCCGCGATGCCCAGCAATACCGCATTACTGACCACATGAACCGGACGGCTAAGCAGCATTTTCACTGTGCCATTGGTCGGGTCTGGCTGGAGCAGCGGACGCCCTTGCTTGTCCTCTAAAGTATCCAGATAATTAAAACCATCCTGGTTGGTGATAAAAGAACTTGTCAGAGAAATTGCCGGATCAAGCGCCACATTCAGCAGCTTTTTAATGCCTGCAAGTTCTTTGCCTGCCGCAAGCGCAGTTGCCTTGTCATGCAGTGCGGAAAGCAGGGTAAGCAATACTTTATTTTCCGTAATGACACCCTTTTTTGCAAACCAGCCAGATAAATATGCAAGCAAGTTTTGGTCGGTATCATCCAGCAAATCATTGGATACTGGCACAATCAACGCATAATCTTCTACTTTAAATTCAATTTTTGCAAATGCCGGTTTATCATCGCGGGCAATTGTACCCATTTCCGCAAGTTTGGTAAAGCCTGCAACCGGGTGGGTATCCACCACACGCGAACCAGATAACGCCGAAACATTTTCAACAGAAAACAGCTCCGCAAGCGGATTTAATGCGCGGCGCAATTCGTTGATTGTTGTTTGGATATCCTGCGGCACAATCAAACCGCCGCTGGCTGGTGTGCCCTCAGTCAGTGCGCCAGCATCTTCATTGCGCACCGCTTTGCGGACAATTTCCGCATTGGCGGCAAAGGTCGCCTGGTCGCCGCGCAATTGTGCGCGGATGCACTCTGCAAAGGCATGGATGCAGTCGGTGGAGTTGTGCGGCGGCTGACCACCTGCCGCGGGAATCGGGGTGCCATCCTGCGGCTGTGGCGCTGGAAGCGCTTCTTCCGCTGCAATGATTGCCTGCACCCGTGCAATTTCGGTGTCCAAATTGGACACCTTTTCCGCTGCCGCGTCAAAGGCAGTTTGGTCGTTTTTTGCATCTGCATCGCGCATTGCCTGTACGGCAGATTTTTTCTGCGCCAGCAAATCAAGCAATTTTTTCTTCATGTCGGTTTCCTCCAAAGTCAAAAGATTTCCTGTGTTTTCAGTGTCGCTTCCGCAATAGCAAGTACACGTTTCCGATGCTCATTTTCCGGTTGTAGTTTTGATTCCGGTTCCGGTTCGGGCTGATGCTGTTCCAGATAAGCCGCACGCAGTTTTTCAATATCCGGCAAACCGCCGGATGCGTTCATGACATTCATTGGATTTACAGCTTGTCCTTCGCCAATGATTTCATCAATCAAACCCATATCCAAAGCCTGCTGGGCGGTTAAAAAAGTTTCTTTGTCCATCAGCTTGCGCAGGGCTTCCGGTGATGTTTTGCCTTGGCATTTACTTTCATATCCCGCGATGATAGAAGCCGTGACCGCATTTAGCATCTGCACAGATTGCCCATGGACAATTTGGTTGCCCTGTGTTGCTGTGCTTGGCAAATGGATCATCACTTGCGCCACCGGAGAGCACGCCGCCACATCTGCACCCATTAACACAACCGATGCCGCAGAACCGGCAAGACTTTGCACCTCTGCGCGGGTTTTAACTGACGCACCGCGCAATAAAGAATACATCTCGAACCCGGCATAAACGGAACCGCCGCCGGAATTGATTTCTACTACAAATTCATCATCCGTGTTGCCAGATAATGCAGCGCGAATATCTGCCGGGCAAACTGCACGCCAGCCGAAAAACTTCCAAACTGGTGCATCTTCATCTGACGAAATAATCCCATTTAATGAAAATCTCAATTTTTATTCACCTCCTGCCGGTTGATTCCGATTTAACGACAATTGCCGAAATACATCTGCCGGAACATAGTTTAAGGACGCGTACCGCTCCGCGCCACCCGGCACATCCTGCAAATCTTCCAGCGCCCGAATATCATCAATGCTGTATGCACCAATTTCCCGCATAGCCTTGTACCATGCCGCACGCGCCGCCCAGTCGCCGCGCAATTCGCCCATCATATTCCGGCGGATTTGCAAGCCGCCTGCCCGCTCACTGGAAAGCAATAATTTGTAACTGTCCTCCTGTTCATATTCCGAAACAATTGGCGCAAGTGTGCGCTGCATATATTCAATTGCAGCCTGTTCATTGGATGAATATGTCTGCTTGCCAACACCCAATTTATACAGTGGGATGTTAAACAATCTGCCAATATCTTCAATGCTTGCGCTTTTGCTTTCGATAAATTGTGCATCGCGGTTGGTGCTGGTAATAGGTGTATATTTTAATCCATGGTCTAAAACAGCAATCCGGAACGCATTGTCCGCACCAGAATGAATACGCGCCCATTCTTCCCGGATTTGCGTTTTAATTGAAGGCGCATCCGTTTTATATTTTGTGCTGGCAAGATCGGTTTCGGTTGTCAGCACACCGGTAAGCTGTGCGCCATTTTTATAAAAGCTGGTTTCATATTTTTGTGCCTGCAATGCCGCTTCAATGGTTTCCGCGCCACGCCGCAAATAGCTGATGCCTTCCAACCCATCTGCCGTAAATGCCTTATAATGCAGCACATCTGCCGCCCAAAACTTGCGGTATTCTTTGGTTTTGGGGTTGATGCCAACATACCACAGCCTGCCGTTATCATCCAAAACAGGCTGCATATAACCCGGCGCAATCGGCAGCAATTCTTTGGGTTCGCCCCATTCGCCGCGCAGGATTAACGCATAAGCATTGCCATATGTAATCCGGCGGGATTCCATCAGTTTATGATAATCAAATGCTGTCAGGGCTTCGGTTGGTCTGCCAGCCAGCAGATCCAAAATCCGATGGTTCGGCAGGCGTTCACGGGTTTGCGATTGCATCATATAAATTGGCATTTTCGCAATGGAATCGCTGATAATTTCAATGCAGGCATTGACTGCGGGAAGTTTCATTGCCTGCACAGCCTGCCCGCCAAATAGCACGCTGCCACCGATGCTCCAGCCCGCGGGATCATCCAATGTAAGAGCTGTGCGGTTCATCACACGATGAATAAATTTATCAAAAATCATTTCGTGCCCCCGATGCTATACAGGGCAGCCCAACCAATTAGCGAAATGCCCAAACTCATCAGCCCTAACCCCGGATGCACCATCCACAGCGCCGCTACAATACAAATGACACCCGCACTTGCCAGCAAATCCGGCAGGAATTTTCTAAGCCTTTTCATGTGCAAAACCTCCTATGATTTACATCGTCCAGTTGCCGCTTGCAATGACATCCGCGAGGGACGGTTCCGCGGAACGTTTGACCAGCACCCGTGCCAGCGCATTCATGGCGGCGGCTAATGGGTCAATACGCTGGCTGTCATCCTTATGCTTTTTGGATAGCTTGATATCCCCAAAGTTATTGATTACTTCAATCGCATTACAGCAGCACCAATATGCCAGTGGATTATATTCCAGCACAATTTTCTGTTCCATCAGCAAATCACGGAAACCTTTTGTCGCACCGTTTAACCCGGCACAAGTCTGCCGGATTTCTACACAAAAATCATCATTGCTGCGCTCCTCACACATTTGGATTGCTAAATCTGTTGCATTATGTCCATCATAATCCACCTCATCTACTTGCCAGTTATGGGCTTGCTCCCCTTCACAAATCCAGTTGTGTACATAACTATTGTCTGTTACATCACCAGGCGTTAGGGTACAGTATCCATCTTTTGCCCATGCAAGGTATGGCACGCGGTCAGTATGTTCATGCCGTGCCGCGCCATTTTCCGGCACAAAGCCGTGCATTTTAATTGCAATCCGTCCATCCGGCAAATCAAATACGGCGGCAACGCCGGAAAGGTCAACCCGCTTGCCAAGGTCAAATCCACAATGGCAGGCAAGCCCATCTGTCAGTGCGGCAAATTCATCCACCGGAATCATTGCTTCTTTTACTGCTGCAAGTTGCGGTTCGGCTAAATAACGATTGACACTGCCGGACTGCCAGCGACATAAACGCCGGGTTAGAAATTTGCGGATTTTCTCCGCGTCACCAGAACCATATGCAGTGGTATATTCGGTTTCAATTTGTTCCAAGAGGGTATCGCCGTATTCACCCGGATACCGAATCACTGGGTTTGCTTTCGCCCAGCAGGATTTTTCATGCGGGTTATCCTCTTCATCAATTTCCCGAATCATTACAAAATACCGTGTTTCTTCCCGCTGGACGGCTGGATCTTCTAAAATACGTTTGCAGTAATCTTCTTCTGTTTTGCAGGGTTTGTGTTCCGCATCATCACCGGCAGTTGTAATGACATCCAGCAGCGGCTGGCGGCGCTTGCCGAATGAGTTCAGTCCCAAATCGTAGATTTCCGATGTTTTATGCGCGTGGTATTCGTCCACTTCAAAATAGCTTGGTGCGCCGGAATCTTTGTTGTCCGTATCCTTGCTCAGCGCCCGCATAAAGCCGCCGCGGGTTTTATGGAATACCCGCGTTTCCTTAACAGTCAACCGGATTTTATAACCCGGCTTTGCAATGCCCGGTGATGCTTTGGCAATCTTTTTTGCATCGTCATACACGCGCTTTGCCTGCCCGCGGTCAACCGCTGCACATTCCACTTCCGGTTCCATTTCAAATTGTGCAAGTTCGGGCTGATAAGGCGGATAAATTGCATCCGCACACATATGATACAGACATTTACAAGAAACTTCGGTTGATTTCACATTACCGCGTGCCCGCTTGTTGTAGGTGCGGGTAAACCGTCTGACGCCAGTATCTTTATGCACCCAACCATAAATATTGGATTGGTCAAAAATTTGCCATGGCTGGAGGTCAACCGGTTGTCCGGCATATGGCCCGCGCACCTGGATGCACCGCCGGAACCAGGCAATCACGCGGTCTGCGCGGGTTGCATCAAACACCCAGGGGAAATCTTTTGTACCTTGGCGCTTGAGGTCATCCAGAAAACGCTGACAGGCTAAGATTTCATATTTGCCGCAAAACGGACGTAATTTCCCGGAAACCACTTGTTTTGCATACACTGCCGCTGGATGATGTTTGCCTGTTTGTTTTCTTACCGGCAATGCTGTTCACCTCAATATTAAATGTTTTATTGATATTGTATATACAATGTGCTATAATGATGATAGAAAGAAGGTGTAAAATATGTCAAATACAAATGTAAATATTCGTATGGATGCTGGTTTAAAAGCACAAGCGGAAGAACTGTTTGCCGATCTTGGCTTAAATATGTCTACCGCAGTCAATTTATTTATCCGGCAGGCAGTCCGGCAGCAAGGTATCCCATTTCCAATTACACGGCAGATAAATCCGGAAATTTTGTCCGCAATGCAGGATACTTTGGAAGGTAAAAATCTGCAAGGCCCATACCATAGCAGCACAGAATTGTTTGCCGCTTTGGAGGCGGATTCATGAGGGAAATTTATATTCATTCCCGTTTCAAAAAAAGATTTGAAGCGCATCAAAAAACGCGGACTTCCTCTTTCTGAATTGCAGGCAGTTGTTGATATGCTTGCAGAAGATATCCCGTTACCGGCACGCTATCGGGATCACGCGCTGACCGGTCAATTTACTGGTTTACGCGAATGCCATATCCGTCCAGATTGGCTGCTGATTTATCGTTTGCATGAAAATGAACTTGTCTTATCATTGACGCACACAGGAACCCATGCTGATTTATTTGATCTGTGATATAACCGCCTTTCGGGGCGGTTTTCTCAATCCCCAGTCAATGGGTCAGGGGCATCTGGCGCAGGCGGTTCCGGGACAATCAATTTGCACCGGCTGGATATGGTCAAACCCAAATCATTTGCAGCACGGCTGCATTGGGTAAAATACCGCTGCTGGGTTTTGCTTAAATCTTCTATTGCGGCAAGGCTGCCGGATGTGATTGCCAGGTTGACTTTTTCCGTCAGCGCCAAATATGCCTGTTCTGCGATGAGATACCGCGCAAGACAGTCATAATCCAGCTCGCTAAGCAGATTCAGCGCGGCAAGCTGTTTGCCGATTGCGCGGAATTTTTTATGCAAACCCTTTGGCAGATATTTTGGCACACGCAAAGTTTTAGGTGCTGGCGCTTTGACTTCCTGTGCGCGGCGTTGCTCGATTTCCGCCTGGCTGAAATGCTTATTGCCCTTGGCAAGCAATAAATCAAGCGGTTGACGTGTTCCCGCCATTATGATCCCCTCCTTCCAGCAGGACTGCTTTCTGTCCGAATTGTTTTTCCCAGCGGCGGATAATCACAGCACAATATTTAGGGTCAAGTTCCATGGCAAAACATTTCCGCCCATAACTTTCCGCCGCAAGGATAGATGTGCCGGAACCGCAAAATGGGTCAAGTATAATATCATTTTTCTGTGTGCTGTTGCGTATCTGCTGTGCAAATAATTCCACGGGTTTCATGGTTGGATGTTCTTCAGATTTTAAGGGTTTATCGAATTGGTAAACTGTGCTTTGCGCATTGCCGCCAAACCAGCGGTGCGGCGCACGTTTATCCCAGCCATATAAACAGCCATCATATTCAACCTGTCCTGCAAGGCATGGTTCATGCTGGTATTTATAATCCTGCTGTCTGATGGTAAACATAAAATGATTTTTCACCCAAACCAGATACTGAAAAATATTTAGTCCAGCATCTTTGCACGCGCCTGCAAATTCCAATGTATGCACAGAAGCATACCAAATGTAAAATATTGCACCAGGTTTTAATGCTGATTTTGCCGCTGTAAATGCGTCCGTTAAAAACTGCTGAAACCGATGCGCAGGCATCCGATCATTTTGGATGGCAAGATGATCTGCCGCGCCGCCATGATAATCCACATTATAGGGCGGATCAGTCAGCAACAAGGAAGCCTTTTTGCCGTCCATCAGCCGTGCAATATTTTGTGGATCAGTTGCATCCCCACACAGCAAACGATGATTGCCAAGTTGCCACAAACAGCCTTGTTTGCAGTTTTCAATTTCCTGTGATTCCGGCTGTTCTGGTTCCAGCGCGGATGCAAGCGCATCTGGCAATTTGTATTCCCCGAAACCTGTTGTTAGCAAATCAACACCATTTTCAAATAGTTCCTGCAAACAGTCGCTAAGGGCGGTTTCATCCCAGCCAGACATTTCTGCTAAACGGTTATCCGCAATCTGGTATGCTTTGCGCTGCTTGGCAGATAGATGTTCCACCCGCACACAAGGGATCTCGGTCATGCCCTCAGCTTTCGCGGCTTCAACCATGGCATGCCCTGCAATGATAACCCCATCCCGGTCAATCAGTACTGGCGCGACAAACCCAAATTCCCGCAGGCTGCGCTGCAAAGCTTTCATTTGCCGGAGTGTATGTTTTCTGGGATTGCGTTCGGCAGGGACTAACGCGGCAGGGGATAGCAGTTCCAATTTTTCGGTAGTTTTCATTTTCTCACTTCCTTTGCTGTAAAATTGCCCTCCTTTTCACCCTGTAGGGACATTTTCTTATGCCCTAGGGGGCCATGCGGTCTGAGGGAGGACGAACAAAAATTTTTTCGGGGTGGGGGTGGTTACGTTGGACAGCGCACGCAGGTGCGCCGCGCCAGGGCAGGCGTGTGCCTGTGTGCGCGTAGCTTCAGCGCGGGTCAACCCGCCGGATTGGATGCGCTTCCCGCAGTTCCTGCATGGTTTTGGCATCATGGTGATGCTTGCACAGGCTTTGCAGGTTCGTGCGGTCTGTGAAGTGTTCCCAGTCACCGCGGTGCGGGATGATGTGATCAACCACCACAGCCTTGGTGCGGATGCCTTTTGCCGCACATTCCCGGCAGAACGGTTCCCGCAGCAGTTGCGCTGGACGTAAATCCTGCGTCCAGGTTTTGGTGCTGTACATCCAGTGCCATGTTTCAGACGCACCCCGCACCTTGGGCGGCTTATGTTTTGGGCACCAGCCGTCCCGCGTCAGGGCAGCACATCCAGGCTTGCGGCAGGGACGGAGTGGTTTATTTGCCATGGCTGATACCTCCTGTAAAAACAAAAGTGCCATAGCAAACTACCGCATAAACGGTAATCAGCTATGGCACTGGCTTTTCAGCTCGGGCTTTCGCTCTCGCAACAGGCATGGCGCTGGCTCTTCAGCTCGGGCAGTTTGCCTGTCAATATTCAAAATTGCATCTAATTTGCACTTCCGGCAATGTATTGGAAAATCTTTCACAACGGTTTGTGCAAGCATCATCATCAGCTTTGTGCCACATCTTGGGCACACCAACCAATATCTTTGTTTTTGATTATACACGCTTTTCCGCCTCCTGTCTACCGCCTGTGCATGATTTTGGCACCCCCGTGCCATAAGATATACATGGTTCCAAGCCCGAAAGAAAAGCGTCCTTATGTACTTTGCGCCGCGATGGACGGCAGGGACGTGGCTTTTGTTCCGGCAGCAGATACTTTAAATATATGTATTCCCCAAACTCATTGCGTTCGCTGGAGGATTCCAGTATAGTCGCGCCTGGCGGCGGCTCCAATGTCATGCGTTCATCTATCCAATCGCATTTCTGCACAGGGCGCGCAAGGTTCCGGCTGGGTACCCACATCCGTTTGCCATTCGATGTGCCTGTTTCTTTTGGCTCCTTGGCAAGATATTCTGCAAGGGCTTTATAATGCCGCACATCAATCTGTTCCAGTTCTATGTCATCGCCCCAGCGCCATAATGATTTGATAATCTCCAAATCTGCGCCTGTGCTGTTCATCACAATATGATGATGCCAGCGCCCATGTTCGTGCTTGCTTTCGGTCACATAGATATATTTCAGATCCTGCCCACGTGCTTTGCGATACGCCCGCAAATGCCGAAAAAATTCCCGCAGGCATTTTACAGCGCTTTGCCTGTCTGATGGCAAATCGGCGTCGCGATATGTAACCGTCACCATAAAATCATGCCCGGTGAAATTTGCTGCAATTAACAATTCCAGCGCCCGGCAAGCTGCTTTCAGGTTTTGTTTTTGCCGTGCTTTGCTGCTCATTTTGGATTTTGCCTGCCGGATATGTTCCGGATCACGCGGATGCGCAACAGTATAAGCAATTTCTGAAACCAGTCTTCCTGCTGTGATGGTCTTCCGCCGCTTTGCCATGGGATAGCTCCTTTCCGTTTAGGTGTCCAATTTGGACACCTTTTATGATAATATGCAAAATGCGGGGCTAAGCCCCGCACCGTGCCTTATGTACTTTTTATCATTTGCGCAGCCAACGCCGCCAGAACGGTTTGCACCGCTCCAAATCTGCCCGAAGCTGGGCATTCTCACGCCGCAGCCGTTCCGCATCTTCTGCATGATGCTTTTGCGCTGCACGCGCTTTATCATATAACACCTGATACCAGTCGATATCCCATTGTAAATAGGCGATCTGCTGTTTCAGTTTTTCATGTTCCAGCTTATGCTGCGCCAAAACCGGCGCAATTTCATGAAGTGAATCATTTGCAATCTGCAATTTCCGTTTGAGAATCTTGCACTTTTGACGTGCTGACATTCCTACACCTCTATTCTGATAATAACCTAAGTTTTAACTTTTGTCAATCAAATTTTTATTCATTTCTCATTTTCACAAATTACATGGTATCTTCCAATCCTGCCTAACCGCCGTTGACGCGAAATTGACGCCGAAATGCTATTGGATTTGACGCCAATCATATCCGCTAATTTTTTTACACTGTCTGACACCGCAACCGGC